TCGGTCAGCCGGTGGACTCCCCGGTGGGGAATCGCCCACGGCTCGCCTCCACGGACCCGCTCGACGGCCTCAGAGGGGTCTGTCCAGCAGTCGGCGTCGGCGACGACGATGATCTCGGCGTCCGATGCCTCGATCGCGGGCATCACCGCTTCGGCCTTCACCCACGGCTCGCCGCCGGGTGCGATCCGCACCGGCCACGGGTAGCGCGCCGTGGTCCAGTCGAGCGCGCGTCGTCTGTGCGGACAATCCCCGGCGAAGGGGACTACGACCTCGACGTCCACGGCTTCGGGTCGTAGGCGAGGCCGTCGGCTTCGGGGTCGGCGGAGAAGTAGTGCTCGAAGAAGACCTCGCGCAACTGCTCGTCGCTCAGCTCGCCCCACTGCCGCCAGTGCGCGCCGTACTTCGGCGAGAGGTCGGAGGCGGCGTAGGCGGCGGCGCCGTTGCGGGCCTTGCGGATCATCTGCTCGGGCGAGCGGTGGGGGAAGTGCCGGACCTCGAGCAGCCCGGTCACACTCAGCGGGTGCGGGTCGTCGGGATAGCTGACGCCGTGGTTGCCCTGCGCGATCCGCATCTCGGGACGGGGGCGGCAGGCGACCTTCCGGAGCGGTAGCTGCTCCGGCCGGCGCCAGGGTGAGAGCCCCGGGCCTCCGGTGGCGACGTGGTCGAAGACGTCGGCCTCGGCGACCATCGCCTCCGGTGGTAGGGCCTCGAGCTCGGTGGCGATGTGGCCACCCTGCGCCGTCCACACCTCGTCAGCGTCGAAGGGGACCACCCAATCGGCGCCCTGCTCGGCGGCGGCGAGGGCGAGCGCCGACATCTTCCGCGACTGGTAGTAGCCCGGCTCGGGGTCGATGACGACCTTTACGCCGAGGCGGTCGAGGATCTGGCGGGTCTCGTCGGTCGAGCCGTTGTCGGCGACGATCACCAGATCGACTTGGCGAGCCATGTGGCCGACGGTGACGGCGACGATGTCGGCCTCGTCCTTGACCATCGAGACGGCGGCGACCATCAGTAACCCCTCCCCGTCCGCTCGGCGCCGATGTGGGTGACAGCCGGTGGGTCGAAGCGGCCTCCCCAGAAGGCGAAGTCGAAGCCGTCGGCGAGCAGTCGGTGGGTGAAGACGCCTTCGCTGTGGGGCTCCTGCGGCCAGCCGCGCTCACAGAGGCTCGCCCGGTAGACCGAAGGGTTGGTCGTGAAGAAGCGGCGGTGACGGCTGACCGGGCCCTCGTCGGTGAAGTCGCCGGGGTGCAGCTCGCAGATCCCACCGGCCGCGCGCTCCTCGGCGTTCCACGGCTGCCGCTTGAGCGCGACCTGGGCGAGCGTCGGGTTGGCATCGAGGGCGGCGATCATTGCGGCGAGCGGGACGGTGTCGTTGAAGGTGAAGTCGGCCTCGAGGTGGAAGACGTAGTCGGCCCGGGCCTCGGCGATCGCGTCCCATCCGGCCTGGATCGCCCCCGCGAAGCCGAGGTCATGAGCGGTGTCGTCGACCTCCGCGCAGGCGTCGAGCGGCGGCAGGCAGACGGCAGCCGAGCGGAGGGTGCGCTCGCGGTAGTCGTGCCGGCCGTCGCCGATCAAGAGCAGGCAGACGCTCACAGCGAAGCGACGATCTGCCGGTGGACCGCGTTCTTGGTCTCCATGCTCGGCGCCCGGTTGCGGGAGTCATGGCGAACGTGGGCGACGTAGACGGCGGCGGGGATCGTCTCGACGCTGGCCCCGGCGCGGTACATGCGAAGCCAGGTCGCCCAATCTTCGTACACCGGCTCCTCGCCGAAGCCGCCGACCTCGCGGACCTTCGCGGTGCGGGCGAGCGAGCCGATCACCGCGTAGTTGCCTGCTTCCAGGCAGGCGGCCTCGCATTCGTGGGAGTGGCCGGCGACCTTCGGGACGTAGGGGCGGCGGGGGTGGCCGTCGAGGACGTAGGAGACGCTGGGGACGCGAATGTCGGCGGTCCCAGCGAGCAGGTGGCCGACGTAGCCGGGCGCGAGCTCGTCGTCGGCGTCGCAGAAGATCACGAACTCGGTCTCGACCTCGGCGAGCGCGAGGTTGCGGGCCTCGGCGAGCGTGGCCGCGTGGACATGGATTACGCGGTCGGCCTCCAGGCGGGCGGCGGGTAGGGCGCGCTTCCGTGCGAGGTCGATCCACTCCGGGTCGCCGAACGTCCCGCAGCAGACGGTCACGTCGCCCACAGGTGCCTCCGGGTGCGGAACAGGCGGCGGTCCTCGCGGATCGAGGACGTGCCCTTGACGTAGACGGGGTCCAGCGGCGCGGTGCCGTTGAGCGGGTGGTGGTGCTCGACGATCGCGTCCTCGGCGAAGGCGTAGACGCCGCGGACGGTGGCCGTGGCGATCAGCTCGTCATCGACGCAGTTGTGGGCGTAGCTCTCGCACAACAGGCCGGGCTCGCCGTCGATCTGGCCGCGCTCGGCGTAGGAACGGGTGACGAGGAAGTGTGTCGAGTGCTCACCGCGCATCGTCCGCGGGTTGCAGAGATCCTGGGTGCCGATCACCTCGGCGCGGTCGAGGTGCCGGCGGCAGGCGTCGAGCCATCCGTCGCGGAAGTGAAGGTCGTCGGCGCCGGTGAAGATCAGCGGCTCGCCGGTGAGCCTGATTCCCCGGTTGATCTTGGCCGCGTAGATCCCGCCGTCGAGGTCGAGGTCGGCGTCAGTCTGCCGGACGGCCTCGACCTGCGCCTCGTCGCCGGGGTCGCAGAGGAACAGGACGCGGGCGGCCGGGGCGGTGGCGACGATCGAGTTGAAGACCGGGGCGACGTTCTGCGGCCGGGAGAGTGCGGGGATGAGCACGACCAGGTCGCTCCCCGCCGGGCTCATATCGGCAGCTCCTCGTCGCTTGTGTCGAGCGTGAAGTCGTCGAGCCAGGAGCCGACGGTCGGTGAGGCGACGCCGGTGCCGTAGACGGCCGCGCGGACGCGCCGGGCCTCGTCGTCGGTGAGCAGCACGCCGCCGTCGGTGGCGCGGGGGTAGGTCTGCGAGTGCGAGTAGGAGCCCAGCGTCTCCGACTCGCTGGCGAAGTTGGAGGGGTTGGCGATCGCCGAGATCGCCTTCTCGATGCAGATCGCCTTCAGGTAGCCGGGGACGGGCGACAGGGCCGCTGCCCAAGCCGCATCGCGGCCGACCTCGTCGGCGATCTGGGTGGTGACGTCGGCGATCACGGCCGTGGCCGCCGTCTGCTCGGCGCTGGTGAGCGTCCGCAGCAGCCGGTTGGCGACGTCGGTGTAGGTGGCGAAGGCCATCGCGCTAAGCGAGGGAAGCCCGCCCCGGCGGTGATCCGGGGCGGGCTTGTCCTCAGGTGCCTACGAGCCGAGACCCAGACTGAGCTGGATCGCCAGCGCGTTGCGCAGGGCGGCGACACCGCACAGGAAGTCGACCGAGACGACGTCCTGCTTCTTGGTGATGTCGTAGTCGCGGACCACGCGGAGCCCGAGCCCCTTGTAGTTGGCGACGGCGACCTGGCTGTCGGCGACGCCGACCGGCTTGTCGAGGGTCCGGCTGACGAACGCGACCGCGTCCCGGTGGAACGCGACCCCGTCGGCGGCGGCGACATCGCCGGAGCCGTAGCCGAGCACCTGCGCCTGGTAGGTGTCGAACCCGAACACCCGCCCAAGCGAGCCCTCGCGGAGCGCGTCAGTCGAGCCGCTCTTGTCGGCCTCGACGAACAGCGTGTCCTTGAGGCAGACGCCGGCGCCCTCCGGGGAGAACACCGCCGAGCGGTTCGCCGTCGGCGCCTTCGCGCGACCGAGCTTGGCCAGTGCGCCGAGCTCGCCGGTGAACAGCGTCGAGGCCGTCGAGGACGACCAGGTGACGGTGCCGCCGCCACCGCCACCCTCGGCGGTGTCGATCAGCTTCTCGGCGATGGTCGCGTCGACCTTCTGCACGATCGCCTCCATCGCCGGGTCCACGAGCTGGGCGGCGAAGTCGTCGATCTTCAGCGTCAGCTCCTCGGCCGTGACCGGGAAGGAGACGTCGAGCAGGGTGTCGAGCGCGAGGCTCACCGAGCCCTCGGTGACGTTCTGCAGGGTGATCCCGCTGGAACGGTTGAACGCCTCCGCGGTGAACGTCGCCGGCGTGCGGACGGTGATCGTGTCGCCCTGCTTGCCGTTGAAGTCCGCGTCGTAGTCCCGGTGAACCAGGGCCGCGAAGACGGTGCTGTTGTAGAGGGTTGCGAGCGCCCGTCGGGCGATCACGGTCGGGGTGATGATCGTGTTGGCCATGATGCGGCCTCCTTGTTTGGGTTGTGTTTGTTCAGGAGGCCGCTATGCAGCGGCCGGTGGTCAGTGGCGAGAGATCGCCTTCAGGTGGTCCTCGATGGACATGTCCTCCTCGGAGCCACCACCGCCCTCACCGCG